AATACACAAGGATAGTTTGCAAAAAATATTCATAGACGAGGAATATCCGCTTACTGAATATATGCAGATTAGAATTTCAAAGGGTTATGAGGCGTGGCGGCGTGGTAGCGTAGCCATCATGCAGAACAGAGATACGTCCAAATTTGTAGAGTATCGCAAAGAGGACAAACCGCGATTAACTCGCGGGTATGGTATCCAGTTTGTCAACGGAAAGCCTACTCTAAACATTGGGGTTCGTAACCGTAATGATTATTCTGGTTTAGATATAGACGAACAATTGAGGGGATAACATGGCAGCACTACACGATTTTAAATGCGCGAAACACGGTTACTTTGAAAGCAGAGTAGCTAAATGCCCGATGAAGGGATGCGAGGAGGAAGTATTGAAGGTTTACTTGCAAGCGCCAGGAATTAAGACTGACCGCACTAAAAAAGCGGATGCAACGCTAAAAGGTTTAGCGCAAGACTTCAATATGACAAACATCAAGTCAACGCGCGAAGGCGAGCATCAAGCTGGATACTTCCAGCAAAATAAAATCCTAACGCCAGAACAACGTGAGGAACTTGAAAGATACGAAGCACAACAACCGCAAGAAGCAAAACCAAGAGATGCTGCAATTTGGGGTGGCGGATTTAAAGGAGTTGATTTAAACTCTGTCATAGCAGGACGATATGCTATGCCTGTTGCTGATGAACCAGTGGGGATTAAACCGCAGGATGCAGGAAACTTGACAGGACCAAAAGCCGCAAGTTATATTGCAGACCATGAAAACTTGAGTATAAAATCAGAATGAGAATACCTACCAAGCCAGAGGAAAGAGAATTTTTCTATAAGGAGCTAATTCAGAAATGTTTAGTTTCGGCACAGACGCGTAGGGCTGATTACTCTACTCTACGTTCTTGGTATTTGTTTGGTGCTGGTGTGGATGAACCGCCAGCAATCTTTAATAAAATTTATCCACATACAGACCAGTTATCTAGTTTTCTTTATAGCGCTGAAACTACGCGCTTTTCAATTAATCTTGGTGCTTCAGTTAATCCAATGGAGCATCAAAAAACTCCATCACTTACTCACGCACTTAATGATGAATGGCTTAACTCTAATGCTGACCAAGTATTCTCTACAGCATTAAACTGGGCTTTAACATACAACAGCACGTTCATTAAACTTGTTGTAAACAATGGCATCCATCCATACATGGTTGACCCAGGCTCAATGGGCGTACTAAGAGAAGACGCGCCATACACTGACAGACAAGAAGCAATTGTTCAAACGTATTACATCACTAAGTCAGAATTATATTCACGTTTATATTCACATCCTAAACGCGAAGAAATCATTAAACGCATTACTACTAGCGGATATAAAGAATCTACAGACCAGCCTAATGGGGTTGACCGTATTCTTATGTCGCAATCAAATCCAACAATTTACGGTAACGTAAACTTAGATTTAGGAGGAACTAACCGTTATAAGGCTGAAGTAGCCGAAGAAACAGTAGAAATGCGCGAATTATGGGTATGGAATGACGAAACAATGGATTATCAGTGCGTAACCATCGCAAATCCTAGTGTAGTCATTTATGACCGTGAAGGTGGCTCATTATTCCTAAAAGGAGAGCTTCCTTTCATTCAAATCTGTCCAAATCCACAATATGACTATTATTGGGGACAATCTGAGGTTCAACGCTTAGTTTTACTTCAAGAATTACGCAATAAGCGTATGGGTGAGATTTTAGAGTTACTTGCTAAACAAGTTAATCCTCCAACAGCCTTAACTGGCTTCAGTGGTATCTTAGATGAAAAGAATTTTGCGCTTAATCGTCCTGGTGGTTTGCTTTCAACTGATATGCCAAACGCAAAAGCTGACAGACTTGCTCCAGAAATGCCAGCAGACTTATACGAAACAATCCATGAGATTGACGCTATGTTTGCGGAAATGTCTGGCATAAGTAATGTGCTTTCTGGTCGTGGTGAAGCAGGGGTACGTTCACAAGGACACGCATCACAACTTGCTCGTCTAGGTTCTAGCCGTGCTAAAAAACGTGCGCTTGTTGTTGAAGACGCTTTAGAGAAAGTAGCAACGCTTTACTTGAAGCTGATGCAAGCCTATGATGATACTCACTTTAAAGATGTTGAAGGTCGCCCGTTTATTGCGGAACAATTTACAAAAGATTTTGTTGTGAAAGTGGATGCACACTCTAACAGCCCAATCTTTACAGAAGACTTAAGACAACTTGCATTTAATCTATTTAAAGCGCAAGCTATCGACAAAGAATCATTGCTTGACTTGCTTGAACCGCCAATGAAACAATTGTTGAAAGACAAGCTAAAGATAGCGGAAGCTAAAGCAGCTCAACAGCCGCAGCAGCAAAAGCCACAAGGCAAAGAAGCAAAATTAGAAGGAGCTGAATAATGCAAGGAACAATCGCACCAAAAGCAGACCAACCAAAAGTTTCCGCTAGGGACTTGAAAGCATTGGACGCTCCTGCTAATCTGCAATACAGAGCATCGGGGATTAAAACATTTAATCAGCGCAGCCCTTCAGCAAGGCAAGCAAGGAGGTAGTATGTCTGGTCGCAAATACGGTAAGAAAAGTCGCAAAGCTCGTAGATAAGTTTTTGTCGCAAGGCAAAAAAGGGGTGTGTGGCTCTCCCATAAAATGAGTTACATAACTTGCTAGGAGATAATCATGGCTCGTGGTCGTAAACATAAAGGTCGTAAAGCACGTAAGTAATTGAGGGAGGAAACTCCTAAAATTACTTCAGCTCAGACTGAAACCTCCCTTGGGGGTGGGAAGCAAAATATTACCCCTACTTGACACTTATTTTTAATTGGTGTATTTATTACACAAAATTATTTTAGGATTTGGATATGAGCGTACCTTCAGACAAATTAATGGAACTAATGAAAGGCGGAGCGCCTGGCGCTGATGCTGGTGATACTCCTGCTTCTGCTGGTATGTCAGATAACGCATCTCCTCCAATGTCTTCTCCAATGTCCACACCAGAACCAAAAATGGGCAGCAAAGAAGCTGCAATGGTTAATCTATCAATGGCGATGGATTTAATTGAACAAACACTTCCTGCTCTTGGCAGTGAGTCAGACGAAGGTCAAAAAGCGTTGCAAGCACTCAAGAGCTTGACAGGCATTATTGGTCAGAAAAAAGGCAAGACAAATGAATTGCAGCAATCTGAGATTTTACAGATGCTACAAAGTTTACCCCAAGCTGGTGGCGCTACTCCAGAGGGTAAAGCAATTGCTCAAGCGCCAGTAATTCCAGGAATGACTCCTGGCGGCGGTGGTACTCCTCCAGGCGTTCCACCAAGCGCACCACCTTCACCCCCACAAATGTAAAAGGAAATAATCATGGACTTATTCAAACCACGCGGTTCAGCAGCAATCAGAAATCCATTAACTGATAACCAACAAAACGGTCAAATCACTAACCCACCACGTTATGCACATCTTGGCGGTTTAGATAGCGCTCGTAAAGGTGCTAACCAAAACAAAATGACTATCGTTCCACCAGGTAACGGTAAACGAGTTATTTAATAACTTAGGGGATAAAAATGTCTTTAGAAGATTTAAGTTTTGAAGCAAGAGATGAACTTGCTGCTTTAGCTAAACAACTCGCTGAGAATCCTGCTACTCGCAAGGATTTTTTGCGTATGACAAAGCAAGTGAAGCCAGAAATGCCAATTCCAGAATTGGACATTGAAGACTACACACGAAAAGAAGTAGGCAAATCTAATGAACGTGTCGAACATTTAGAAGCCAAGTTACGTGAGAGAGATGCTTTAGACAAACTTAAAGAACGTCGTCAAAGTCTTTTGCGTGATGGTTTAGTAGCCAACGAAGAAGAAATTGATGAAGTAGAAAAAGTAATGTTGGAAAAAAATATTGCTGACCATAAAACGGCGGCTGAATATTTTGCGTGGATGAAACAATCTGCTGTTCCAACACCAACTGGTTACAATCCAAGCGCTATGAGCAAGTTTAACTTGAATGATTATTGGAAAAATCCAGTACAAGGCGCTCGGAATGAGGCAGCAAAAGCACTGAATGACTTGCGTAAACCACGCAAACCTATCGGTCTTTAAAGTAGTAAATAGGGGATATTTTTTGGTAAATCGGAGATAATATG